AACAATATAAAAAAACTTTAACAGGTGGTTTGCATCATGATAGAATAAATGAAAAAAGAAAAACACAGTAAATATTATTATGATTTTGATAGAAATAAATCAATAAACCCAAAAATGTTTATGTCAAAAGAAGAACTAGGAATAGATTATAAAGTAAATAAAACACCAAACTATTACATAGGTAGTGTTTATGGTTATGAAGCAAGAAAGATTATAGAAGATTTTGATCTAAGTTATAATTTAGGAACAGCAACAAGTTACATATTACGTTGTTCTAGGAAGCATGAAACTGCTATAGATTGCATACAAAAAGCTATAAATCATTTAGAGTTTGAGTTAGATAAAATTAAAAATGCCAAAGCCAATATTTAGAATATTTGCTACTTATAAAATTTATAATAAGGTAGGTGTTACTAGGAAACCAGTAGGAGGAGTAATAGATACTTTTGCAACAACAGATGATATAAACGAAATAAAAAAAAATGAAACAATAATAAATAGAATATTGTATTTACATAAAAAAAGACCAGATAAATTTAAAGTAGAAATTATAAAAGTTGATATTGAAGATCAATATGGCTTTACAAATTATTAGATATGCCAAAGATTAGAAAAATAAAATTAGAAGATAGAAAAGACATGAGAGGTGGAGGTTACTCCAGAAGAAAGTTCACAGAAGAAGAAGCACAAGCCATTAGAGATGAATATAACAATGCTACAGAAAAGATAACTATATCTTCTTTGGCTAGAAAGTACAATGTATCCCAACCATTGATGTATCAACTTATCAAAAAGACAACCTATGCAGGAGGTGATGGGGGGTATAGGGGGGTACGCAGGGTAGGTAAATCTGTTTACAACCATCATTAATGAAACTTGAAGCATCAGTACAAGCAGCGTTCTGCACTTACCTTAAATACAATTACCCTCAAGTTAGATACTGTGCTTCTTTAGGAGGTATCAGAACTTCTATGAAACAAGCTGTGTTAGCTAAAAAAACAGGTTATGTCAAAGGATTTCCTGACATGCAAATATTAAAAGTAAATCATAAATATGCAGGATGTTTTTTAGAGATCAAAGCAGATAAAAAATCATATCCAACTAAAGAACAAAAAGAATGGCTTGCATATTTAAATGAAGCAGGTTACTTTGCAAAGGTTGTTAAAGGTCTTGATGAGTGCATTGAAACTGCTGACTGGTATTTACAAATTCCATAACAAAAAAAATATTTTTTAAAAAAAATTTTTGTAAAAAAAAATCTGCGTGAAACTGCTGGTGAAACTGCTGGGTCTGCTGTTATCGTGCGCGTGTGTGTGCGTTCTATATAAGGCCTTGATTCTCAAGTTATTAACAATATTATTGTTAATTTCTTTTTTAACATTTTATTGTTTTTTTTGTTGAATATTAAAAAAAGTTGTATATTTGCACTGTAAATAATTACACAAAACTAAAACACTAAATAAAATGAAAAAAGAATTTTTACTAATCGACTGCACTATTAAAGCAGTAATAGAAAGATTAGAAACGACACTTGCAAACATGCAGTTTCAAAAAGGGTTTATGCTTTGGGATGATGAAGAGAAAATTGAAAATTGTATTGAAGCTTTAAAAATAATAGAGAACGAACAAAAAAATATAAATTTAAAATAAAATAAAATGCAATTAGAAATTAAAAAAACTAGACAAAAAAACGGTGTAATAATTTACACTCTTTTAAGAAATTATTATCCAGTTGTACAAAGTACAAATATCAAGCATATTTTAGAAGATAAAAAAAAACAAGAATTAAACAACACTAAAAAATAAAATTATGAATACAAAAAGATTAAAAGAATATTTACAAGAAATTGACAGATTAAAAGAATTAGATTGGAATACATCAATAAAAATCAATCAAGAATTTAAAGATAGAAAAGAAGCAGAAGAGAGAAACAAAAAAACAAATTTTGATAAAAGATTAATTAATTATATTACTAACTTAAAATAAATAAATTATGATAAATTATGATAAATGGAAACTTTCAACGCCTGAAGATTATGGATCTGATTACGTCTCTAATTGTTGTGGTGCTAGGGTTGATCACTCTGAGAGATGTGAATATTGTGGGGAAGGGTGCGAACCCATAGAAGATTACGAATACGAAGCAATAAAAAAAGAAAATTATTTTGAAGATAGAGATTATTAATTTAAAACTAAATAACTATGGAAATAAAAGATTTGATAAAAGAATTGAAAAAATTACCTCAAGATGTACCTATAAGGACTGTAAAAGAAAATGCTCCTGATGATATGCCTAACAAATGGGTATTTAAGGTCGAATTACATGAGACATGTATAGCAGATAGCAATAATACAAACAAAATTTATCGTGAAGCAGTACTAATAACAACTGAATAATAATTAAAACTAAATAAAATGAAAGTAAAAATTAATAAAAATAAACAAAATTTAAACTTTAAAAAACATGTTTGGTCTATTATAGAAATAGCAAAACAAAAAGCTAACAATGGTTTAGATAGATTTTACTATCCTATTCCTCATAATGAGGGTATAAATAAATATAACTTAATAAATGAAGTAGAAAAAGAAACTGATCTAACTGTTTACGGGGGTTATAAATGCGTATCAAATGGAGTAATTAAATTTTCTATAAGAGATTAAAATAAATAACACTAAACACAAAAAAATGAAACTATTAACACAAAACACAAAACTAAAAAAGACATCTATATTAAACAATGCAAGAGTTTTAAATTTTAGTATTCCTGCATATAAAGACCTTAACGGTAAATTAACTTGCCCATTTGCAAAAGATTGTATAAAATACTGTTACGCACAAAGGGGTAACTATAGATTTAGCAACGTAAAGAAAGGCCAGCAGAAACGCTACGAACTAACAAAAACAAATGATTTTGTTACAATTATGAACGCCAATATTTTACTAGAACGGCCTACGCATGTTAGAATACATGATAGTGGCGACTTTTATAGCCTTAAATATTTAAATAAATGGATTCAAATAGCTAAAGATAATAAACAAGTAATTTTTTACGCATATACAAAAAGTATCAAATTTTTTAAGGGTTTGCAATTGCCTAAAAATTTTAAAATAATATTTTCGGAGGGTTCAAAAATTGACAATTTAATTAATCTTGCAAAGGATAGACACGCAAAAATATTTAAAAATGTAAAGGATCTAATAAATGCAGGATATATTAACGCATCTGATAACGATTTGAACGCCATACAAGACAATAAAAAAGTCGGCCTAGTTTATCATTAAAATAAATACTAACTATAAAAACACTTTAAAATGAAACAAATAAAAAAATTAACAGTAAATAATGCAACTAATTATATTTATTATTATAAAGGAGAGCCGAAACACAAAATTTATAATTTAGTTTTAGCATGTAGAAAAACGGCAAAAAAATATAATTGTACGCCTTTAGAAATGTTTTTTTTTATGGTAGATAATAGACCAATTAAAAAACTATATACTCATTCTTATACCTTTCATACAAGAACAGGGCGACAAATACGCAAAATTTTTGCCAACAATTATTTTTCATCATTATAAAAATTAAAATTATGGCTAAAAATGAATTACCTCTAACAAATTATAGCAACACTTTTTATTTAATATTGTTTATTATAACATTATTATTTAAAGGATGTTTTTAAAAATTAATACTAACACTTAAAAAAAATAAATTATGAAAATATCAAAACAAAAAAGAAATTTAATAAATGAGCTTAGTTTTTGGATCTTAAAAGAAATAGAAATTTTAAATAATAACAACGATATAAAAAAACGTTTCGATAATAAAATACATATCACAACGCTTATTAATGTTGTCAAATCTTCCAAAGACTATACAAACAAACAAATTAAAACATTAATAAATGATTTAAAATTTCAACTTCCTTTTTAAATAACTAAGTTTATATAAATATTAAAAGCATCTTTTTAAGGTGCTTTTTTTATTGTCTAATGTATTATAATTATCTTTTAAATACTATACACTTAACACGCATTAATACGCTTTAAAACTTATTATATTTATTAGCTAACTTTTATTATAAAGTAAAAAAAAAGTGTTGTATGATATGCGATTTTTTTTTATATATGCAAGAAAAAAGCAAATTTTTTTTAAACAAACAATTTTTTTTGTTAATATATTTAAAAATTGTTAACATTTTTTTGTTTTTTTTGTTAAATTATTGAAAATAATTTTGTAAGTTTGCAAATCCGTAAAAAAATATATGCCCTGTTCTTAACCCCACAAACGGACACACACAGAACTAAAGTTCAATTTTATAAATACTATGTTTTAGGGTAAAAAGTGTATTGTGTTTACTTTTGTTGTATAAAGGTCACGAAGGTACTGTTTTAAAATTATAGTTTTGCATAATTTATCTACAATCGGAACATAATGTTAAAAATTAGATGTTCAATTTTATATATTTATTGTGAATATAGTTAGAATGTTTATTGTATATTGGC